GAGATACAGGGTGTTTACGCACCCTGCAAATAACTGCCACCCCAATTTCTAGTACAGGCGTACCCGCAACCGTGTGGACTGCGGGTGCTACTGTTACTGCTGGTCAGTTTATATTCAATAACATTTTTATCTATCAAGTAGTAACTAGCGGTGTTCTCAGCACTACACCACCCCCCTACCCTGCTTCTGGCTACACTTTCCCTCCATCTACTCCATTCACAGATGGCACTGCCACCTTGCAATACTCTGGCCCTGCGGAAATTATTCCCTATGCCACTATTGCTACTGGCACAACATTAGACATTCTGAACGTCAACGTTTACTGGGGTAATAGCCGTATTCCATTGCGGTACTTGCCCTGGTCAAACTTCAACGCTCAACTACGTTACTGGCAAAACTATGTAGGCAGACCTGTGTGTTTCTCTGTTTACGGACAAAACACAATCTATGTTGGCCCTGTTCCTGACCAAGCCTATGTAGTAGAGATAGATAGCACTATCCTGCCGACTGCGCTAAGTTTGAACACGCCTAATGCTAATGACCAAATACAAGACCCCTACACTACGCCTGTAGCTTTTTATGCAGCTTATAAAGCCAAGTACAAAGAGCAGAGCTATGGAGAAGCTGAGATTTACAAGCAGGAATATGCGAAGCAAATCCAAGCGGTGTTGAACTCTGTGTACACACGCAGAATCCCTGACCCCTACTCTACGTTCTAATCATGGCAGCAGCAGAGCAAAAGAAATCTTATGCTGTCTATAAGAACTTCAAGGGCTTAAATACCAAGTCCAACAGGACAGCCATTGATGACGAAGAATTTTCGTGGATAGAAAACGCCATGCCTATTGGCTTTGGCAACATTAAGATTGTTCCTGCTCAAGTCACAGTCAAAGATGGCGGAAACAACGCTATATCTTTTGGTAACACAGTCACTACTCTTACAAACACCAATCTTGGATTAGATGACTATTTGTTAGCTTTCCAACAAGATGGAAGAGCGCAATATGTAATCATAGATACAGGCACTGTAGGCAATGTAGCTGTGACAGGAACTTTTTCTTCTGCCAATGTGTCTACAGCCCAGTGGAAGAACGAAGAAGTATATATAGGTGACCCCAATAAAGGACTCTTTTCTTGGGATGGCACTAACTTACTCAATGTTGGTGGTGTAGGCAGGATAGGTTTGACTAACAGAGGTACTGGTTATACATCTGCGCCAGCAGTTACTATCTCTGCGCCTAACCAAGCAAACGGCACACAGGCTACAGCAGAAGCAACAATCACAGCAAATGCGGTAACTTCTATAGCTGTTACAGAGGGTGGTAGCGGATATACCGCTGCACCAACAGTGACTATTAGTGGTGGTGGAGGTAGCGGTGCTAATGCTATTGCTCAACTGTTGACCTTTACCAAAGGTGCGCTATATATACAAGTAACCAACAGTGGTTCTGGCTATGACCCCGCCTCTCCTCCCGCTGTAACCATTACTGGTGGAGGTGGAGCAAATGCAGCCGCTACTTCTATCGTGTTTGGTAACTCTGTTATAGAAGTTATTATGACGAATGTGGGGAATAACTTCACAAGTGTTCCTACTGTCACCATAGCTGCACCACCTACGCCTACAGGCAACGCAAATGCGACTGTTATAGGTGTTCCTAACCTAGATGAAATATCCAGCGTTGCTACCTTTTCTGGTCGTGTATGGGTGTCTACAGGGCGTACAGTAACTTTTTCTTCTGCTACCAGTCCTACTGACTTTACTTCTATTTCTGCGGGTGCTGAAACTATTACTGACTCTACCTTGCGTGGAAATATCCAACATATGGTGTCTGCCAACAACTTTCTCTACATCTACGGAGAGGACAGCATCAACGTCTTTTCAGATGTGAGGATTACAAATACAGGTGAAACGCTATTCACAAACACAAACGTGTCTGCGTCTGTTGGTAGCAAGCTTAAATATGCGGTTTTTCCATATTTCCGTTCTGTGTTGTTTATGAATAACTACGGTGTGTATGCCCTAGTTGGCTCTACAACGAGCAAGATTTCTGACCAACTAGATGGTATTTTTCCGTATATAGACTTCACCAAGCCTGTAACTGCTGGTCAAGTCTTGCTTAATAACATCTTGTGTGCGGCTTTTAACTTCTATTTGTTGCCTACTTTCCCAACAACTACGGGAGATAGGTTTGTACAGTGCGTGTTTTTTGAGAAAAAGTGGTTTATCACCAGTCAGGGTGCATTACGTTATTTGTCATCTGCACCTGTTGGTGGGTTGATAAACTTGTATGGAGTGACAAACACTGCACTTTTCCGCTTGTATGGAGATGCAACTGCAAACGTTTCTAGTGAGATACAGACTTCTTTGTCTCCTATGAAAGACCCAATCCGTACCAAACAGGCTTTGAAGTTTGGTATTGAGGCTACTCTTACTACAGGCGGTACGTTTAATGTGACTGTGGACAGTGAGAGTGGTTCTAGCCCTGTGTATACATTGAATAACAGTGTCACTTGGTATAACAATCAGAATGTTACTCTCACATGGGTGAACAATTCTTCTACGACAATAGGGTGGTTGACGAGTGCGGGGTACGCCTTGTACAAGTCAGATGCCCAACAGTATGGTAAGTATTTGGGGTTGACAATGACTAGCACAGACCCTGCGCTAACTGTCAATACGATTGAGTTTGAACATGAATTAAGAGTGAGGTTCTAAAATGCCAGTTCCTAATATTTTCGGTACTGCGACTTCGGCAATCCCGTTATCGCAACTAGACACCAACTTTGCTACCCCTGTTACTATCGGTAATACCGCTGTACAGCTAGGTAACACAGTAACTTCTTTTGGTAATGTGACGCTCACTAACGTCACTATCAGCAGTGGTAATGTGATTGTTACGGGAGCAAACGTAAGTGGCACAGCAAATGTATCTACGCTTGTAGTTACTGGCAACCAAACATCTTTGGGTAATGTTGCTATTACTGGAAATATAAGTGCAAACATAGCAACATTTGGTGCGGGTTCAAATACTGCCCCATCCATCACCACGACTGGCGACACCAACACAGGCATCTTCTTCCCTGCCGCTGACACTATTGCTTTTTCTGAAGGCGGTACAGAGGCTATGCGTATTGACTCTAGTGGTAATGTAGGTATTGGTACTAGTAGTCCTAATACAACAGCAGCAAATCGAGTTGTATTAGAAATTAATGGAACAACTGATGCATTATTAAATATTAGTGGTGGGGGAACAAGAAGGGCAACACTTTATGCAAACAGCACAGATTGTGTATTTGGAAGCATTACATCTATTCCGTTAGAATTTTTAACTGGTGGTGTAGAACGTATGCGTATCGACTCCAGCGGTAACTTGCTGTTTAATAGCGGCTACGGCTCTGTCGCCACTGCATACGGCTGTCGTGCTTGGGTGAACTTCAACGGCACTGGCACACCAGCTATTCGTGGTAGCGGAAATGTATCAAGCATTACGGACGGCGGGACTGGCACTTTTACGGTTAACTTTACTACTTCAATGCCAGACCAAAATTATTCGGCTGTCGGGTCAGCAGTAAATTCCACGTCTTCCTTAGTAGGCATTACTGCTGCTGGTGGTATTCAAACACCTTACTTTGAAATCAGAGTTACCAACGATGCAGGTTCTCTTCAAGACCCCAACTTCTGCTGTTACGCAGTTTTCCGCTGAAAGAAAATCATGACCCAAAGAATCATTTATCCAACAGACGAAGGTGGCGTGGCTATTGTCATTCCATCCCCAGAAGCACTTGAAATAATGACCATTGAAGACATTGCCGCCAAGGATGTACCCGCTGGCAAGCCATTCAAAATTATTGGCACTGCTGATGTGCCTACAGACCGCACATTCCGCAACGCATGGGAGTACACAGAGTGATTACCATCAACATTGACAAAGCCAAGACCATTGCTCATGACAAACGCCGTGAAGCACGTTCTATTGAATTTGCGCCTTTGGATATTAAGGCAACCATTCCATCTGAAGCAACAGCGGCTGAAACAGCAAGGCAAGTAATTCGGGATAAGTATTCAGCCATGCAAACAGCAATTGATGCGGCTTCAACAGTAGATGAAATCAAAGCGGCAATGCCATGAAACTCATCACCACCCTGACTGACCGCATCACAGCACTGGAAACACCATCAACGGAAGGTACAAGCAATGGGAGTTAATGCCTTTACCAAAACA